GACAATGGTGGTGACCTAGACATAACTCAATTAGATGAAATGAGAGAACTAGGAATTATATCAGATAAAACATTTAGACTTTTAGACCCTAGTAATTTAAATATAAAAGAAAGTTTACTTGAAAATGCAACAGTAGCTGCAAGCAAAAGATTAGACGATGCTTTAGAGATAGATGAAACTAATCTTATAGAAGGTTTGTTAAATTCTTTAGTTGGAAAAGCTCAGGGAGCTATAGAGACAGACGAAGTATATAGTTTAATTACACAAAAATATATTGTTGATGATTTAAAAAAACTTACAAAAAAAATTAATGCAGATAATTACAGGGGTGGTGTAGAATCTTTTAAAAATGATTTGTTAACTATTTTAACTCCTGAGATTTTAAAAAGGACAACTTATAGAGGTAATAGACTAGCAGACAAAATGGAATTGGGTCAACTTGATGTAAGAGGTAGGCAAACATTAGATGACGCAATGGTAGGGTTTGACCCTAAAAAACTTGTTGTTGAAAAAGCTAGTAAACTATTTCGCCAAGGTAAAGAAAAATTTACAAAAGAAAAAACTTCAGACCCTATATTAGCAAAAGATGATTTTGGAATAGAAGTAGATTCTAGAGCTTTTGTTGAAGTTTTAAACGAAGTTGAAGACGTATTTAAATTTTTAGATAGGGATAGATATACTAAATTGCGTAAAATAAGCAACGCTGCAGTCAGGAGAGGTGTAGCTGTAGGAGAGGAGGGAGGTAAAGCTATTGGTTCTGTAAAAAATTTAAGCGTAGAATCTGTGTTATCCAGAATATACTCTATACAAAGAGGAGTTGTAAGTCTTAGATATGTAGCGTCTGAGGCTGCACTACAATCATTTAGAGCAAATCGTTTTAAATTAATGGGGCAACTAATGCAAGACCCTAGAGCAACAGATGTAGTTATGGATGTTATATTTAATGATCAAAAAAATAGATTTGACAATAACCTTAGATGGGCAAGATTTATAAGGGGTTGGGCAGGTATATCTCCTCAAGAAGTTTCAGATAAAGAAATTGAAAAAGAAAGTAAAACAGCATTTAATAACATAACGCAGTTAATCAAAAACATTAAATAAAAACCACAATAGGAGATTGTTGTGATTAAAAACCTACGAGAATTTGCTATCATAGGAATAGCCCTAGTGTCTATCAGCAGCCTACTACTAGCGGAAGATTCAAATATAACCAACACTACTACTAGTACTGTAACCTCAAACAACACAAACGCAAATACAAATGTTAATACTAACAATAACACTGTAAACAGCACTAGTACTGCTACAAATACAAACAGCAACACTAATGTAAACCAAACAGTTATAAACCAAACTACTACTGCTAGAAATACAAATATTAATACAAACAACAATACTACTACTTCTAATGTAACTAGCAACATAACCCAAAATCAAAACGTAATTAACGACAGCACAATATCTAGTACTTCTGTAGGCACAAATACAAATTTAAATACAAACACCAGTACGTCTAACAACACTAACAGTAACAGTTCAAACAATGTAAATACCAACACCAACGACAGCACAAGTAATTCCACTGTAAACTCAAGTAATCAAAACTCAAACACTAACGTTAACACTAACAATTCTAACAATAATAACACTAGTGTATCTCGTAATGATTCTACACAGAAAGTTACACAAAGGATAAAATCAGCACCTCCCAGTGCTATAGCCCCTTCAATCATGTCCTACTCTCAAGACTTATGTACCACAGGTGCTTCCTCAGCAGTGCAAACTCAGTTTTTTGGAATATCTACAGGTAGAAGTGTACGAGATGAGAACTGCGAAACCTTAAAACTCAGCAAAGGTCTTTACGATATGGGAATGAAAGTAGCAGCAGTTGCTTTGTTATGTGGCGAAAGCACAGGTAAGGTGCACAGGGCTATGAAAATGGCAGGCACTCCTTGTCCTTACAATGGTTTGATAGGTGCAGAAGCACAGGTAGCTTGGAATGAAAACCAAGAAGACAGACCAGACTGGGATCAAATAAAAAAGAAACAATCATCACAAGAATTTAAAGCCTACACTAAACCTAAGTTTTGTAAAAAATATCCTACACATAAGATATGCACAGACTTTTAACTTTAATCTTCCTGCTTGGCAGTACCGCATATGCTAACGTACCTATATTTACTGTAGGTACTGACCCCCTTCTAAATATCCAAAACACTGGTACTGCCTTAAACCTTCGAGATGATCAGATGTCTGGGATGAAAGACTTGGGTTTTAGTTTTACTCATTATGGTAACGATTACACCCAAGCAAATATAGCCATGAACGGCTTTCTTACATTTAATCCTAACTTTTCTGTTAATAATTATAGAAACTACATGTCAGAAACTCTACCTGCAACAGGTTTTAATTTCTCAATCATGCCTCTCTGGACTGATTTAATTAACAACGGCACTAACAATCCCTACATACAAACTTTTGGAGAAACTTCTGCTACAGATCAATACTTTGTAGTGGGTTGGTATAACGCTCAAGAGTATGGCGTTTCTGGAAACTTAAATTCTTTTGAAGCTATCTTGTACGAGACAAGTAATGCTGTAGAGTTTAGGTATGATAAAATTGATGTATCTAATCACAACATAACTATAGGTTTACAAGGAAACAACGAAGCCGTAACCTATTTGCGGTATCAAGACACTAACTCTACAAGCTATGTATTAGCTGACGATTGGTCTATCAGTACAGCAATAGACGAATCTTTTACTAACCTATCTTCTGAATGTCTAATTAATTCTGACTTTAGTGAACTTTGTAATGTTTACGATTTAAGTTTTGATGTAGAAGACGAAGAAGAACATTACCTACAAGGCTCAGGCGTTTCTGAAGCTATGCTGTTAGGGTATGATAATGAGGAGGAATTTTATGGTTTCAACGTTGAAGAAACTTATACAGGAACATCTACTGTTTCTACGGATGCTGATATTAGGGTTGGTGGTGGTAACGAGTATGATGGGGCTATTAGCATTAGTCATTTTGAATTTGATATAGGGGCTATAGAAGACAATGAAAACAATCTCGATAATTTTGATATATCTACTGATAGGAATTTTAGTTTGGGCGGTGACGAAGAAACCTTAATGCTTATAGATTTTGAGTTAGGCTCTCCAGAAGATTTATTAACCTTACCTAACTTAGACGATTTAATAACCATAAGAATGACTGAAGAAGAGTTTGTAGAACTTGCCCAACACTTTGATGAGCACTTTGACCATGAAGACGAAATGGATAGAGAAGCTTGGGATGAGCAGTTTGAAGACTTTGAAACAGAAGAAGAAGAAGAGTTTACCGAAACCCAGGAAGCCTATGAAGAGCGTGAAGAAAGAGAAGAGGAAATAGAAGAGCTAGAAGAAGAGTTTGAGGAAAGAGAAGAAGAAAGAGAAGAGCTGCAAGAAGAAGAAGAGCTTAATGAAGAAGCCGAAGAAACCCCTGAACGTTCTGAAAGAAGAGCTAGACGTAGGAATGTAGTGACTTCAATAAACTTTACAGACACTGTAACTAACAGCACTATTAGCAATAGTGTAGCAAATACAAGCACCTCTAGTACGTCTAACTCCAGTAATGCTACTACTTCTGCTGTTTCAAGTGGCTCAGGAGCTGTTTCTGTGTCCAATTCTCCTAGTATTTCTGCTCAAATCTCTTCTGCACGAGTACAGACCAACACTATTTTACAGTCTATAGAAATACTTCCAATGCCTACAATGGACAATACGCCTTCTATGGTTATGGCTGAAGTACAAGTAACTACTATGGATAACCAAATTGAAAGTGTAACAAGCACCATGGTCACATCTTCCGAGGCTGAAGAAATAGCCGAAGAGATAGTAGCTAACAACATAAGAGTACAACAAGAAACATCACAAACGCAACAAGAGGAGTCTGGACAATATGATTCTCAAGGTCAATCAACTTTAATTGCCTACATGAACTACGTACCCAACTTCTCTGACTATACCACTGCTAACATAACAGATCAAACAAACTGGTACGCACCAACTGCTATATACACAAGTGCAACTCTAGGAGATAATGCAGGGTATGGTAACATGGTATCTGACAGTTTAGATACTTTGTACAGTATTATGGGTCAACAGCCTGTAGGGATTTTTATAGATAGGAGATAATATGAGTGAGCCAGAGATAAAGATAGTAGAAGTGCAAAAAAAGTCTTGGTATAATGATGCTGAGGGTTTTGACAAGTGGAGAGTATTTCCACGCCTTCTTATAAGTTTGTACGGATTAATGTTTTACAAATCAGCTATGTGGTTTATGACATTGCCAGATCCCACTAGTGCTCAGTCTGCTTTTGTATCTGTTATTGTAGGTGCAGGGGCTGCTTGGTTTGGGCTGTATGTAGGCAATAAAAAGTAATGTATTTAAGGCTAAGAAAATTTATAGTAAAGACAGACAGGTTTGTAGGATGGCTTACTTGTTTTTTTATAATAGCAGGTGTCATAAGGCACTGGTAATTTAAGGAGAAAGATATGAAAAATTTACTACCTAAACTTCAACAGTATATAACTATCATTGGTGTTATCACAGCTATCGGTGGAGGGTTCTACACGTGGGGGCAGTTTAACTTACGTCTTGACCAAATAGAAGCTAAGACTAAGAAAAGTGTTAATCTTAACCCAGTAAAAGAATCTGTAGCTACTTTAACTACAAGAGTGGACAATCTAGAGAACAGAATGGACAGGACTGAGAACAGAGTAGACAAAGTAGGCAATAACGATAACCCTTTAGCTAACTAATTTACAAAATAAATAGTATCCATTTATACTATTGATTGGACAAATATAGGATTGGGGTGTATAATAAGACTATATTCACCCTTTCCATGTTCAGGAGTTAGTAATGGAAAATATTGTGCACTTAGCATCATATGCAGTAATAATTATTTGTTTAATACAGGTTCTGTAAAAAAAGCCTCTCAGAATCCTTTCTAAGCCCCTTTTTATACTTACCAAATAGATAACATACCAAAACAACAGGATTTGTTGTGTAAGCGTCTGTGGGCGTTACAGAGCATTACCTAAGAAAGCTAGGTATTTTGTCCTGTAAAACTTGCATTTCACGTTTTAATTCATGTAGGAGGTTGGTTAAGGTAAGTGTACCCTCGTAACTATCATTCCAGTCATCCATAGCATCTCTAAACAGCTTAGGATCAAGAGTTTCGTTCTCTAGATACACTTTACCATCCTGACTTAGCTCTACAGTCAGGCGAGCAAGTATTGCTCTATTTTTTGGTGGGTTCTGCAACGGCTTGATCCAATACTTTGTTGGTTGTTGGGTCAACTAATACGTGTTGCATAGCTCTTACGCCATTGAGCATCTCACTGACTTCTCCATAAGGTAGTTTTGCTAATTTTTGTAGTATAGTATTAGCAAGCTCATCTCGCATAAGATAAAACCTTATAGGTTTAAAAGCTTCGTTTTGGTCTGGAGTAGCAGGATCGTCTGCTTTAAACTTACCATCTTTTTTATGGGCTCTTTCTTTCTTTACTTCATCCTTGGTCATTGCTGACTCCTTCTTTGTTGTGAATAAATAATGCTATTATTGCATAGTGTATTATCTTTAGCAAGTCTTTCTTATGGTCTTCGTGACTTCCTTTCTTTCCATACCTCTGTGCATACTTAAGCACATTACCAATACAAAAACCTTTACCATGCCCTGCGTCTATAATAAACTCTGTGGCTTGATATTTGTCTTTTGAGTAGTGTTGAGTGTAGGTTTTACATATGTGAGCAAGCACTTGTTCTATTATTTTATCTTCTTGGTATTTAAATTTAATAGATTTAGCAAAAGATTTTAACGTTTGCATACCTGTTTTACTTTCCTGGGAACTTAACAATGTTATCTCCTTGTTTTCTAAGTTTTTCTCTTTCTTTTCTATCTAGTTCTTCATTTATAGAATAGTTTCCTGCTTCCATAACTAAATCTTGTTGTTCAGTAGCCATGTGCATAAGACCTGCAAACAGTACATACATGTTAGTTGATATTTCATTATCTGTATCTAAAGGTATTCTATCTGCTCCTATAATTTGAAAACCATCTTCTTCTGGTTTAATTACAAGGTAAAGGTTGCCTTCTTTTAAGTCAAGTAACTTTACAAACTCTTCTATGTTTTCATCTTTCTTAAAAGTTATAGTCATTTCATCCACTCTATAGGTAAAGTACCTTCTGCCCAAAGAAAACCATGCCTATCACACCAATCTGCGTAGCTAGTCTTTGAGCCTTTTAATATTTTGTTACTTGCCTGCATAAATATAAAACGTATGTCTAATTCTTCCCATTGGCTTTTAATCATAAGATGCTTTACTCTGTCGTTTGTTGTAAGTCTGCCTTTAGCTTCAATATAGAAATCTTTTTCTGCTATATAAAAGTCAGGAGTATATGACCTTACCTTTGGTATGTAGGAAAAAGCAGAAGGTTCATATTCAAATCCTACTTTTTTCTTACCTAAGTCTGCGGCAATACTTATTTCAAACTTTGATCTATAAGGTAATCTTAACATTTTTAGGGCATCCTATGCTTAACAATTCATGTACATTATCTAGTATTTCTTTTTCGTAAGGCTCACCCATGTCATAATCTAGGTCTTGGTAAAACTCATTAATCAAAACTATTACTAAACCCTTCTGCATAAGAACATTTTTTATTATCTCTAGACTTTCATCTAATTGCCTCATGCCTCTGTCTTCATCAAAGGGTTTGATAGGAGATAATCCTGTGTACAAAGGTATACCATGCTCACTGTCTCTTAATATTTTTACTATGTTAGAGCCTTGTTGGTGACTCCAGTTATCAGGAAACAGATAGTATATGTTTTCATTCTCTGTAAAATCAGCAACAGAAAGATTATGAGTTTTAAATATGGGCATTTTTAACTACCTTAGTATACCAAACATGCGGTGGATTCTTAGCCCTAGACGTATGTTTAGGTAAAAACTTTGCTTTAGACCAACAGTTATGCCTAAATCCACAGAAGCCACACTCTCTAGGTAATAGTTTGTTACCTGTAGGTACACCTTTGTCTATCTCATCTGTAGGTTTAAATTGTTTTTCAATGCCTTTTGTTTTCTTTAACTTACGTACGTTAACGGTGGCTGCTTCTAAAGCATCTTTTTTATCCTGCTCTTGAATGTCTGGAGCTTCGCAAACCGTGACCTCACCTGACGATTTGTCTACAACGATCCACCCTCCAAATGGTTTGTCTACACCTTGAGCGTAGGCATAACCCTGGACTATGTACCCAAAAGGATCGTCTTCTTTCACCTTAGAGTAGCCACCGAATTTTCCAAATTTATTTTGGAACGCATATGGACTAGCAGATTTGATGTCATAAACTTTGTCGTCTATTATTACGTCTAAAGTTCCATTGATATCTGTATCGTCTAGATTAATTTTTGTTTTCTGTTGTTCTTCTTGTATCTCAATGCCTGCCGCTTTCATAACTGCTATAAGTGTAGCTTCTACTAAGTCACCTAACAGAAACCGCATGATGGCATTGTAACTAAATTCTTGTTCTATTCCTAATTTTTCTGATTGCTGTTGGCACAGTGGTTTACCTAAAGCAGATAAACGTAACTTATGCTTCCTTGGTTCTCTAGAAAATTGCTTCTCTAAAGCATCACCGCAAGCTTCTTTAAACTCAGAGATTAGAGAGGAAGGCATCTCTGCCTCCCCCTTAATCCCTCTATTCAAGTAGTCTTGTATAAGAATTTGAATAGAGTTCATTTATGCCTCGACAGCAGCAAGGTCGATAGCACCCACACCAAGACCACTACTTGCCTCAGTATGTTCTCCTGACACTCGGAGATTGTATGAATTAATCGAGGTGGCAATAGCTTTTAACAGCTCTTTGTCATCCTTAGAGAAATCCACTGTGTCAGAAACAGTCATATTAGTTGAATAGTAAATAGTAGCACCATTCTTATGACGCACAGAATGTAGCTTAGAAATAACATTCCATGTTAGTAGGTTCTTAGAATCCAAGTCTTTAAAGTACTGAGAGATAGGAACAAAACTTGCACCCTTACCATAAAATACTACTGGTATATTCTCTACAGGAGCTTCTTCACCTGTCGCTGTTTTACCATCAGCTATAGTCACTAAACCGTATAACACTTGGTTACACTTAACCATAGCAGATGCCGCAGCTTCTGGCGACTCTGTTCCTAAGTCTTCTATTTCCTTACGAGTTAGCTTACCACATTTGAAGCCACCCTCATTGTCTGGAAATACATCATTCAGTTTAGACTGTTGAGTACTGCGAACGGAGTATGCACCCTGCTCGTTATCCCACAGACTATACATAAACCTTCTTACGAAAACTCTCATAGTCACATCTTTGCCAAATACTTTTTGCTTTGTATTCGGATTATATAATGCGAAGTGACCTCTAGGCAGAGTATTGCCTGCATCGTCTTCAGGTGAATGATTGATTGATAGTCTAGCAAAAGCATCACCAGTAGATTGGCTCTCCATGCCATCCTTCTGACCAAGCATAATTGCTATTTCTTCTACAGATAGTTTATCCAAATTGTCTGGAATTACAAGGTCTGTTGCCTCGGTTGTCGCTAGTTGTGTCATATAATACTCCTTTTGAGTTGCACAATCTTATTATTATAGGTTAGATATAAATTAATTGCAAGCATTAATTTGAAAAAATTTCTTTAGTATCTAACCAGTTGCTTCCTATCTTTAACTCAATGCCAACAGGCATATCGTAATTGATGCCCCATCTTCTTTTAGCTTGCTGAGGGATAGACAACATACATTCTTTTAGAGTTTCAATTACTTGATCCTCTTCATCAGGATGTACGTCAACTACTATACTATCATGTACTGTATTACAAATCAAAGATTTAAACTTCTTAGTTTTAAATTCCTCGAAGGTAAGCACTAAGGCAGACGGAAGTAAATCTGCTGTCGCAAACCCTTGTACAGGATAATTCTTTACGCTAGTGCCATGTGTAATGCCTCTAGCTGTTCTCTTTACATAGGGAAATCTGTATTCCCTACCAGAAGGTAGACTTATAACTTTATACTTTAAAGCTTCTTGAGCCAACCTTAAATGCCACTCACCAATTCCAGGATAGACATCTGTAAATTGATAATAGTATCTGTGTATATGTTCAGGCAAACCCATGCCTGTAGCACCATACAAAGGAGCAAATGTATGAGCCTTTGCATCTTGTCTTTCTTCGGATGTAATTTCTTCTTTCTCTTTACCTGTTATAATGGTAGCAGTTAAATTATGTACGTCTACACCACTCTCTACATTATCATACACATGTTTATCTTTACTTAAGAAACCTGCAACTCTGTATTCTAGCTGTGCGTAATCTCCTTCAAGAATCTTACCACCATCAAATCTAGAAACTACGGCTCTACGAACAGGAAAAGTTTTACCTCTAGGCATGTTCTGGAAGTTAGGATTCCTGGAAGATAATCTACCAGTACTTGTAACACACTGCATAAACTGGGGATGTATTCTGTCTGAATAATCTAAGTTCTTTTCTATACCTTCAATAAAAGTTTTAAGGTAAGTTTTAATAGCATTGTATCTAAGATAACTTTTTATAAACAGAACAGCTTCTGCATTGCCTCTTTCCTTGTATATAGAAAGAGCTTCAGCGTCTGTTTTAAATCCTGCAGTACTACAGCCTTTTGGGTCTAAAGGTACTAATTTAAACCCTGCAACTTTACCTGTAGGCATGTACTGTATACCTAAACCAGAGCAAGGCTTACATATGTACCTAGCCTTACCCCAAGTGTTATCCTTTCTTTTCTTAGCTACCCTACCGTAACCACTACAAGGATTACATTTCTGAGCTTCTGATATTTGTTGGACTGTAGTGTTACTTATAACTGACCTTTTAAACTGAGCACTAGTCATATACGTTTTTCTTTTAGGTTTCTTAGTATTTCCTCTAAGCTCATAGCCTAAATTAAATACAGCTATCCAGTTTTTCTTATTATTAATTGATCTAGAAAATAAAAGTTTAGACCTATCATCAGGACTAGAAAGATTAATAGGAGTATCTCCCATAACTCTAGTAACTTCTTTATTCAAGAATAACTCTAGCTCTTCTAATTCTTTTGTGTACTGATCCTTAACAAGGTTAAGTGCTTGGCGATCTATCTTAATGCCATCTCTTTCCATTCCTGCTAAAACTCTTGTTACCTCAAAAGACAGGTACAATGTAGGCTGCAATTTGCTCAATGCTTTTTCCCTCCTGTTTAGCTTGACTAACAGCTACTTCATAAGTAGCTTGCACATCAGCAATTCCATATTCTTCTACTATCTCTGGTGGTATTATATCAAACCCTATACCTTCTTTCAAGTAGTTTTCTAATATTTCTTTCTTTTTCTTTGTTTCTGTTTGATGCCTACGGCAACATTCATCTAAGCTTAAAGGCATCTTAACACCTCTAGCCCATACGTAATCAAAGACCATTGTATCATAAACAGCACCATCATACTTAAAGCCTGCGGCAAACAGCCATTGTAGATCAAATTTAATGTTGTGACCTAGCAGTACATCTGCCCTACTTAACGCCTCTTGTACAATTTTCATGTTATCTGGAGTAGGGGATTTGTTTGCATGATAAAACCATACGTATTCAACATCCCCATCATCTTCTTTAAAACCTACAGACACTAACTGATTGCCTCTAGCGTAAGGGGAAGGGTTGTATCCTTTATCTGTTTTTATAAAAGTTGTCTCTACATCTAAAGTTAAAATCATTCGTAATACCTTCCTGTAAGCTTGTCTATCTCGCAAACAATGTGACCATGCCACCCTGAAATTTTATTTTTTGAAACGCACAAGAATCGAGTATCATCATCCTCACCAGGATTTTTACCTATACCTATAATTATATCTGCTTCACCTGCCTTGCCAGTTTTAGAACCATCTAGCATAGCAAAATCTAAGAACTGACGATTGTGTGCTTCATAGCTTGCCTGAGACACTGCCCAAACCATGCAGTTGTTTCTTTTTGCTATCTCTCTTGCATTTACATACAGCTCTTTCAATCTTTCATCACCTCTGCTAAACTCACCATTTACCTTGACCTTATCTAACTGGTCAATAAACAGTATATCAATTTTATTTAGTTTTGTAAACTGATCTATTTCCGTTATATCAGAACCCACAGAATCCATAATGTAAAGGTTATCCTCAATGTCTTTCTTGTACACTTCTTTTATGTTGTCTATCTCTTTCATGTAAGTTTCTTTGTGTACATTAAAGTAGGCAGTTAATACTCTGGACTTCATCCTTTTAGCTGTCTCTTCATTCATAATGTAGCCTACTCTACTACCCTTACGTATGGCTTCTGCAGCTAAGAAAGCACAGAAAGATGACTTACCACTTTCAGGTCTAGCAAAAATAATACCTAGGTTGCCCCTGTATGTTCCTGCAATTTCGTTTGCTAATGTTGTTATTGGGAAAGGGAAGTCTGGGTCTGCTTCAAAATCTTTAAACAAATCCTCTACATCTGTCTCTTCCCTTTGCATGGACAGAATACCAGTAGTTGAGTCTTTATCTATAATTTGGTCGATCATCATTCTCAGATCGCCAAAGTTGGCTGAATCGCCATTCCATATATCAATGGCTGTTTCGCCTACTTTCCTAGCCATCTCTCTACGCCAGAACTCAGTCAAGGTATCCATTACAAAATTAGGATCGCCTTCTACATTCTCTGGTATTTCTTGAATAGCTTCTTCGACTAACTCTCTAGTAGAATCAGGCATAGCAGGGTATAGGTTTTTATGAACTACAAAAAGATTACTTTTTGATAGATCACCTTCATACTTAGTATGGTAGTGCATTACTGCGTCAAAGATAGTTTTATATTTCTTATCAAACATATCTTTTGCGACAAGGGATTTCGCCTTATCAAAGTTTTCTCTACTTAAAAGTAGGGATATTATTTGTGACTCCATTTTATTCTCCTAAAAAGGTTTAGAGTATTATAGTATATTAATTTTAGTTATGCAAGGTCAAACTTGCTTGCTACATGTCCTTCTTTTGAACCTTCTACTTTTACAGGTTTGCCATCCATGTCTATTTTTTGTTGAGACACTTCTATATTCATGCTAAACGATCTTCTTTCACCCTCACTTTTAAATGGGTAAACCATGTGTATAAGGTCAGCAGGAAATATAAAAAAATCTCCTACAGAAGGTTTAACCATTAATGTGTGCATGTGCATTTTACCAGATGATCCATGTAAAAATTCTATGTGACCATTGGCAGGGTAGTGGTCTTTATAGTCTTCCTCCCATTCTTCTTCTATCTTTTCTGGAAGTTTTAAGTACCCTACGCAAGACATGCTACATTCTGTATGTATATGTGCAGGATTATATTCGCCTGCAAACTGCCTGACAATCCAAGCTGACTTATACTCTATACCATAGCCTGTTCCTTGCGCTAAACTTTTAAATGACCTACTTAAATCAGTATCAAGATATTTGCCTATAACATTATTAAAAAAAGGTAAATGTTTGTCTAACTCATCAGATTCAATTAGAAACTCTTGTTTAAGTTTACCTACAAGATTATTTGAATGATCTAAACTTTTAACTTTCTTCTCATCCTTTACTGTCTTGTTAGCATACTTATTCATTCTTCTTACTAAATCCATAGGCATCTTTGCATACATTATCATAGGTGCAAAAGGAAATAGAGGAGCTATGTGACCTTCAGGTGACTTTGAGAAATCTGTAGGCATTATTTCTTCCACTTACTAATTGCACGATTACCAAACCAAAACGCCATGACAGCCGCAAATAGTGCCATTGTCTCGTCATCCCAAGCATTTAGTATCGCAGGTAATAAATCTTCACCGCCTTGTACAGCTATAACTACGTATGCTCCTTTAACAAAAGCAAATAAAGAAAAGAAAGCGTAGGTAATTACAGGTCTAACAGAAGCTTGTAAAGCACCTATAAATTTAGATTGGTTAGACTTAGCTAACTGTTCCGCATGTTTGTATATACCTTTTGCCTCTTCTATATCTGCCTGAGCATCTATTTCTTGTAATTTTAGTTTACTTAACTCAGAGGCGTACTTAGCTTTAGCCTCCAACATAAGCAACTCTTGTTTGTTTGCTTGTTTCTTCTCAAAGAAACCTAGTACGTTTGGCATAAAACTACTACCAAACCCCAGTAAAGAACCTAATAAACTTATCATGTTATATCTACAATCTCACAAGCACCTGCACTACATGCCAACTCTTGTGTACCAGTGGTATTGTCCTCTTGTTCATAATTGGATAACAATGTCCAATCAACATTTCTTGGCATTTGCTTACTTAAGGTTAAGTATTCTTCCTTAGTTATATCTTGGTAGGGTGCTTGTTTATATGTGTGGTCAGAGTGTGGTAAAAAAGAAACACCTGCTACATCTTTAAAGTTTTTGTACACCCAAGAACCTACTTCAAACCATTCATCTTCTTTTACAGAAATGGTAACTGATGGTTTATGTTCACACCAGTTCTCTTGATAGTTCTTCCAGTTTTCTAATTGAGTTATAGCACTCAGGTCTTCCCTGAGAACTGCTTTTGCAGGAGATTTCATAGGAAAAGAAAACACAACAGTGTTGTCAGGCTGTGTTAAATCATCTTCACAAGGAACTCCTTGCTCTATAAGGAATTTAGACAGAGGGTCTTTCTTGTCTCCTCTTACTGTTCTTATATAATAAGCGGAATGTCTTGCGTGTATACCAGAAGCAGAGTCTACAAGTTGTGAGACTGTGCCTGATGGCTTAACGCAAGTAATTGCAGTTGATTGAGGTATACCTAATTGTGATGATAACCCTAAATTAGTATCTACAGCTATTTCTCGTAACCTCTTAAGGTCGTCTGCCTTTCCTAATTTAGGGTTATCTAGTATACCAGTAAGCGAAACACCTAGTAGTCTTTCTTCTTCTGTGTTGTTTTGCCAAACTTTTCGTAGGTACTTAAAGTCTGTAAGTGTAGATTGTATTGTACCTAAGATTGTAGCATCCTCTACTTTATGACCTAGCCTTTCTAATGTATCATCTGCTCTTACTACTACTTCTGTTAGGTTACAAAACTGATAAGGTCTTAATATTATCTCAGAACAAGGGTTAGTTCCAAACTCCTGCTCAGAATCTCTTCTTCCATTCTTATCTGCTTGGCGAATAGACGCATCTCTACTGAATATTCCTCTTTCACCAGATTTAGAATTGTAAAGGTTCAACCATTCTCTCATAAAAATTCCTATGGGAGGTGTTTCTTGATAGCACACAGAATTGTTTGCCAATGCTCTTTGCCCTTCATCATTCCACCAATCTCCAGATTTAGCTAACGCCATTTCTTGATCTTCTAGGTCTGATAAACTTATTAAGGCTGACCTTCTTACTCCTCCCACTACTACTACTGAGCCTATCTTACACATGATGTCGTGACATTCTATAGATTTTAACCGTCTTCCTGCAGATTTTTTAAAAAGGTCTACTGTAAATCTAAACAAATCATCTAAGGGGTCTGGTCCACTTGACCTACCACCAAAAGTTTTAAGCCTAGCACCTGCAGGTCGTAGACGAGACAAATCCCATTTAGGTATCTGACCAGAGTAAAGCAATGATATAAGTTCTTTATACCCTTTAGCCCAACCTTCTTTAGAATCAGATACAACTACAGAAGTGTCGGAATTATGCAACGACTCACTAACTACAGGTAGCTGACTAGTATATTTGCTTTCGACAGAAAAACCTACACCAGTACCACACATAAGTATGTACAAGCACTCGTCAAATGACCTTGCATTGTCAACTGGTAAGTAAGAACAGTTATAACCTGCAACATTACATCTTTCCAAAGCATTACCTGCAGTCATTAAAGCTCTCATAGAGGGCATAATATCAAGGTTAAGAACTCTGTTTTCTAAACGTTCTTTTATCTCAGGGGGTAAGATGTAGTCAAAGTTATCTTCAAGATGGTCTGACATAAAATCAAAATAACGTGAGACAGTCTCTTCCCAAGTCTCTCTTCGTTTTTCAGTTTCCCTCCACCTAGCATAGCGTGACTGATGGATAAACTTTTGGTAATCTGTTGGTAATTCTACTTGTTGCATTGTTATCTCCTAAACCCAGATTACTTCCTCAACAGGAACAGAAAGATAGTCTTCCTTTAATCTAGATAATCTATTAAATTTATTAACTACTGTTGCTCTAGATACACTGTCCTTCGTCATTATTCCTGCCTGAGTTCTGTTTGTATTAAACACAACAAAAAACACTTCACCTTCAATTTCAAGGTATTTACCTTTTCGTCTTGGTATGTGCAAGTCTCCCCATTGAAACTTTCCGTCACCCCAACCATGTTTGGTTTCTACTTCAACACTTAGGTTGTGCTCAGGACAGAGTAGGTCTATACCATATCTCTTTTCGTTGTCTACTAGAACAGGCTCTTCCTTTAACTTAAGCAACTTCTTAAGTGCAGGGGGTAGCAGTTTCTTGGCGGCAACTCTTGTCTGAGGATCGTTTGCGTTAAACAAATCTTGGGAAAAAGGTTTTCTTGGTGCTGTATGTGGTTTCATATTAACTCCTGTATTTCTGTTAAATTCATATTCTTAATATCTTTTTCTAGAAAAACAAGAGTAGTGGGTACAGACACCCTAAGTTGTTTCGTCAGTTCGATAGCTTTTTTGGAGGCATCTCTATCTAATGCTACTACTATTTTACTGTAAGAATTAAGAGTTGTCAAGTATTCATTTGGTAGATTTGTACCCATCAGTGCAACCCCATGATGTACTTGGGATACAGCACAAGCAGAGAAACAATCCTCCACTAAAAATGCAGTATCGCTTTTAGTTTTTGTCTTACAAACAAAGGGATGTTTGCTTCTTGCATAACGAAACCACTTAGGTCGTTTGTCATGGTCGTCTAATTTCCTACCTACAGCATCCACAAATTTCTTATCTTTTGTCACCATAAATACTACTCTGTCTTGTCTTAAATCATACCTGATATCTGCTCTGGCATGTTGGTACGCCTCGTAACTATTTCGCTTGATAACCATGTCGAGAGCCTTTTGGTTTCTACCTAGAGGCACAAAACTGCGTAAATCAAGGGGAATAGTCTTCCGAGGAGGAAGTTCATGTTTCGTGAACTTTAGTTCTTTTCTGTCAGTTACCCTACCCTTCAAATTACATGAAGCCGAGAAGCAATGATAAAATATTGTTCCGTTAGTGTTGGTAATTGATAGTGTGTTTTTGTGATTACAATAAGGGCAGTCCATACGCAATGCTACGTCAGAAGGGGGTGGTGCTAATTGTAAAATTAAATCCTGCATCATAATATTTATTTCTTTAAACTTTCCCAACTCTTGTGTGCCTCATAACTTTTGTCAGCAAGATATTCTTCTATGTCCATTTGCTTTTCAATTTCTTCATAGCCTACTTCTTCTCTCTTTCTGTCTTGTTGCTCTTGCCACATTTCGTCAGAGGACAGTCTACCATTTTTGTCAGTCATCATTAAACCCCTAATACTAAATCAATTTCATTTTGCCTACTATCAGGCTGTTCGTCTGCTGTTGAGTTACACGTGCTACATTGTAACTTCTTTTTACTGTGGATAAAGTTTGAATAACATTCGCAATCCCAGTAGTTTTCATTAAGTAGTATGTTCATTAATTTATCTCCTTCTCATCAACTGTTTTATCATTAAAAACTGATTCGGTCTTCTTGTCAACAATAAACTTTTCTGTCTCGTCAAGATTCCGAACAAGTATGGGTGTCATGTCTCCAACCCAACATCCTGCTATGTTATACTCTACGTAATCAATAGCATCTCTTTCTGTCATCTCATCTTCTGTCATCAAGATTGTCAGCATTTTGTCATAGCTGTAGATGAACACTTCATCCATACCACAGCGACCACCAACACCTATAATGGCTTCATTAAATCTATCCCAAACTATCATGTTCTATCTCCGAAGTTATCTGCAACTTAACTCTTCCTCTTTTACTCACCTGAGAGTGCATCAACTGTATGTCAATGCCTACTGTCAGACAGTACAAAGCAAAAACTAAGTTTGTCAGTATAACCTTTCAGTTTCTACTGTCAATCATTTTGTCAGCTCCTAATAAAAGCAACTATCAGAACTATGGATAATTGTAATATATAATTTACTATCATAAAATTAAATAAATTTATTTTCATACTTTCCTCCTTGACATTAAAACGAACACCCTTAAAATAGACTTTAGTCTTTATAAAAATTATAACAATATTAAGGGAGTATTTAATATTTTAATAGTAATCTACTTATAGTCAATATATATAAAAGAAAATATAACTTGACTTTAATAAATGGTAGTTTTATAAGGGTTATAGTTAATAATTATAATTAGGAGAAAGTGATGGCACAATTTAATATAAACTTTAGTTTAACAAGAGACAATGATTTAAAAAGTGATGATGAATTGTGGTTTGATAAAGAACATATATCTAATGAAATTAAATCATGGTTAGAGGATTTGGATTTTGAGGTTAAGGCAATAGAAATAAAAGAAAAAAATAATGTACGTTTGTACTATTAGAAAATTTAGACTATAAAGGAGAAAGTATTGAGTGATGATTGGAAAGAATTTGTAAAAGAAGTCTATGAGGTTGCTTTTGGAGATAGTGCTTTTGATAGAGGCTATGATGCAAGAGAAGTGTTAGATAAGATAAGAGAGTTTTCAGATAATG